AACGCCTAATGACACAGTACCGTCTTTGTAGAGTTTCTTCCAATTCTCCATATAATCTGCAAGAAGCATTCTTTCTTTGGCAAAGTCCTTACCTTGCAGCATTTCATTCTCACGCAAAATAGATGCATCCTTCGCTTCTGCTTTAGTTTTAAAGCCGCTCTTAGATACTGCTTTTTGTTTTCCATTCTCGTAATAGTAAACTTTATACGTCCACGTTTTTCCACGTTTATAAATGCTTGCCATAGTTTACCTCCATTTCCAAACGTACGTTCTTTTTTTAGATAAAATAAATAGCCTTAACAGGCTATTTATTTTATAAAAATCTTTTAGTAGTCGAAGTTAAAACGTCTGAATAATTAACGATATCGAGTGGCGTTGAAATTTCGATAGTAGTATGTTTTTCATCATTAAATTGTAGTTTAAATTTATTGTTAACTGTATAAATACGCATGATCCACTTGCGAATATTATCATCTAAAAGCACATTAAAATAACTTCTATTGTCTCTATAGAATATTCGTGATGGGTCCACAACATCTTTTAAAACGATTTTTGTAGTAGTGTAAGCTTCTAATTCTTCGGAAGTCGTTACTATTTCAGAATCTTTATTTGAGACTTCATCTTTTATTTCTTCCGTATCTGGAGTGCTAGAAATTTTAGTATCCACATTAGTATTTAAAGCTGCACTCAACTTTTCGTTTACACGTTCGCTAATGAATTGAGAAAAGCCCTTCTTAACGATTGCTCCAAATTTTTCAAGTGTATTTTTGGTTTTAGTACCTTCATATATTTCGCCAACGATATATTTAACAAAAGATTCATCGGGGCCAGTCAATTGCTTAGATAAATGATTTTTAAGACTATTTAAGTATTTTAGTTCTGAAGCAGATGATGTTATTTTATCAACGTCAAAATTGTCTTTGTGGAATTTAGCTATCTCAGCGATTTGAACATCTTTAATTTTAGTAATATCTATTGTTAAGAATGGAGTAGTATCCATTTTGTTAGGTTCATCTAGATCGGTGTAGAATTTATATTCTTGTCCATTTGTTAAAATTCCAAATTTTGAAGTAGTAGTACCAAAATATCTAAATAATTGCGAATCATGTTTCGTAAGTTTTTCTGATATAGATTTAGCTTCAATCAGAATTACAGGGGTATCGCTGATTTTAATTGCATAGTCTACTTTTTCACCTTTTTTAATCCCAAAATCCGCAGTGAATTCAGGAATAAATTCTAGTGGATTAAAGATATCATATCCTAAGATTTGAAAGAATGGCAAAATTAGAGAAGTTTTAGTAGCCTCCTCTGTATTGATATTATCTTTCAATGTATGTACTCGTTTCCCTAAATTCTTCAATTGCTCTGACAACACTTCTAATTCCATTGCTTTTCCTCCTTAAATGTAATTTTGCATATCCTCTTTAATTCCATATATAGTCTTTAGGATTTCAAACGTTTCTACAGGCTTTTGATATTGTTCTTCATATAAATATTTCATTAGTTCACACGCAAACATATCTGCTTCTCGTTCTAATTTTCCTTTTCCACCAAAGGTAGCAGAGTAGAATCCATTCAATCCATAATGGTCTATAGCATGCTTTAATTCATGCGCCATGACGTAGTATTTAAAAGAAATGTCTTGTATATCTTCGTTAATTAATATTAATGGTGTATCTTTTTCTGAAGATACAAGTATTCCTTTTAAATCATTAGGTAATACTTTGAAATCATATTCGATTCCTAGATAGTCCGCTATTTCAAACGGGTTAGCCGTATTGTAAGTACTAACTAACTGATCCACTTCCAATAATTATTCCTCCTTGCCTTTTTTTATTCGTTCCCATAGCATTGCACGTATCATTCCGTCTAATTGCATTTTATCTTCTTCAGATAGTTCTATGCCATCATAGGACATAACAACACTATTACGTTTTAACGCCTCATCAAAAACAATAACATCTTCTTTGGTTGCCCATGTCGGTGCATTTGTTGAAATGGATTGTTGAGCAAATCTAGGATCTACAGCAGATTTTTCTACACGAAAGAAATCTGCAATCTTTTGCACGTTACCAGGATTTGGCATAGATGTTCCTTTAACATATCCCGTTAGAGTACTTGTTGGTATCCCAGTGCTTTTAGATAGTTCAACTTGCTTAGTTCTAGTACGATTAAGTAACTCATTAATATTAATAGATATTCTCTTCATGATTTCTATATCATTTGGAGTATATTTGCCTCTTCCTCGTGCCATTTTCCAGCACCTCCTTTATTCTTTTCAACTATATAATAACGGTTTAAATCGAACTTGTAAAACAAAAAATATTAAAAAAATCGAATTTTTTATAACAAAACTATTGACATACGAATTAAATCGTATTATCATAAGCACATAAGTTAAATAAATTCGAAAGGAGGAACATGCTTTGACTCAAATTTCGTTAAGAGCTGCAAGAGTTAACGTTAATTTAACTCAAAAAGAAGTAGCGGAAAAAATAGGAGTTCATCAACAAACTATCGCAAAATACGAGAAAGATAGCACTAAGATTCCTATGGATTTGCTACGCCAATTAAGTGAATTGTACAAGGTTAAATTAGATCATATTTTTTTAGGTTAAAAATACGATTTAAAACGTACTTTAATACTGGTGTTTTTAAAAAGAAAGGAGGAAGCCATGGAACAATCAACGCTTGATTATTACGAACCGATATTCTTTGAAGTCGTAAAAAGAAACCCAGAAAAATTTGTCGGATTAATAAAACCTTTTATTGATTCGAGAAGTAACCAAAGGTGGATAACGACTGAAGAGTTGTGTGAAGCGATTGGAACAAGTTCCAGTTCGTGGCATAAAAGCGAGATTAGAAACCATCCAGTGGTGGTTGCAGCAAGAAGAACAGACACACGTCCATACAAATATCAAGCGAGCATGATTGATGAAATACAGAGAGTATGGGACGGAAGGAGAAGACGATGAGAACAGAACGAAGATTAAAAAACACAGTGCCATTCAAGAAGTTCTTAGCTTGGTATTTGAAATGGTTAGGAATCACATTTGGATGTATCGGAGCATTCTTATTAATTGCTTTAATGGTACTGTCGTTCATCGGAAAGGCGGTAGAAAATCACCAAACAAAAGTTGATTTGATTAGAAGTGGGCAATATGTAGAACCTGATTTTCAGGATTCGTGGAACAAAAAAAGCCAGCGCGGCAACGCTGACTAAATAATAAAAATCCTAAGGAGATTATAACACAATGTGCAATAAGTTTGAAACTTTACACGCAAATTACCTTGACCCTCCAGAGCCAAAAGTATGGGGATATGATTGGAAAGGTGAAGAAATATACGTAGGTGATGAATATTACGATATGAACGGTGATTACGTTTGCGAAGATGATATCGACGAATATTTGAAAGAAGCGTATTTAACCACTTCACTCAAGATTGCGGGTGAGTAGATGGAAGATGTGTATTTAAACGATGACCTACTGGATTCAAAACTCCAAAACGTTTTATACGCTAATAAGGTTATCGGACAGATCAGAATAAAAAATGATTCATACGAGGTATATCTATACGAGCCTCAAAGAAGAATGACGAGGGTTAAAACCTACGAGGAGGTTGAAGAGATATTAAAAAGCGTATCGAAATCATTAAAAGAACAGAATCAAAAGTAATTTTAGATATTGACGCGGACTTTGTAAATCCGCTAATTTTTGAACAATACATGGATTATGGAAAAACAGTGGAGGATGTAGCAGTGACGATAGTACAGAATATCCCAAACGTGAAATCATTCCACATAGAACCACAAGGAACACAGAAAGGAATGTTTTATAAATGAATTTATATGAATTGAGTCTCTCTTTTCAAGAAGTACAAAATATGGATTTAGATCCTGAAGTAATGAAAGACACATTGGATAGTATTGAAGATGCCATCGAAAATAAAGCAGAAAATATTGCAAAACTTATTCGAAATCTTGAATCTGATGTAAAAGCTTATAAAGAGGAAGAAGAACGCTTAAAAACAAAACGCCAAGCTGCTGAGAATAAAGTGAAATGGTTGAAAACATATTTAGAAGACAACATGAAACTAACTGGAAAAACTAAATTCAAATCCGGAGTGTTTAAGTTCTCGATTCAGAAAAACCCGGTAAGCGTGAATATTACTGATAAAAAAATTATTCCAGAAGATTATCTAATTCCACAACCACCTAAAGTAAATAATACTACATTAAAAAAAGCATTAAAGGACGGAATTGAAGTTCCAGGGGCTGAATTAAAACAAACGGAAGGGTTGAGAATTAGATAGCATGAGAATTCTAGCAATTGACCCTTCTAGCAACCAAAAGAATACATCAACCACAGGGATTATCTTATTAGACAATGCTAAATTAGTTGATTATTGGGTTGTGAGCTACGGCATTTCTGGATTTCGAAAATGGATGGAAGACGTCGGTGAAGATATTGAATGCGATGTTGTTGTAATCGAGAAATTCGAAGCTAGAGACAACGACAAATCAAAAGACAATTCGGTATTGCAAACCATCGCTTATATACAACTACATTTCCCAGACGCTATCTTGCAACGCAATGCAGGTTATCAAACGGATATTCCGAATGAATTATTGAAGCGACTTGGATTGTGGAAGTTTGAAAAGAGCCATCACCAAGATGTTCGTGCAGCAGCACGGCTCGGGCTGTTCTATGCTTTGAGAAACGATATTAAGGAAGTGATTGACGATATCGGAAAAAGAATATTGGAGGTATAAAGTTTGACAAAATTAATTTTAAGAAAATGGCAAAAGGAGGCTATTTCCCGAAGTTCAAGATTAACAAATGGTATTTTTCTTGAAGCTTTGGGCGGTTAAGGTCGCGGAAAAACTATCTGTGCTTTAGCTATTGCAAAAGAGAAAAACGCTAAGAAAATCATCATCACAAACAACCGCCTTTCGATTCTGGAAGGTTGGAAAGAAGCCATTAAAAAGATGAATTTTGATTCGGATGTTGAGTTTATCATCTCAACTGACCGAAGTATTCAAAACATGCTTAAAAAAGGCTCAAAATTCAACTGTGACGTGTTGATTATTGATGAATGGCAGAATATGTCGAGTGATAATCAAGTAGCCTTATATCGACGAATAAAGCGAAAATACACGATAGGTCTTTCAGCTACTCCGATTCGAAAGAAAGGGCAAAATTTCTACCCACTAGAAAAAACGATTTTCGGTTTTGCAAATCCAAATAATAAATTTGATTGGCAAAAAGCACACGGAAGAATGGTGTATGATCCATTCACTTATTCGAAAGAAAAATGGGAGGATTTTAGAGACTATGAACGCTACGTCAATAATCTTCCAAACTTCTTTAGATGGGAAGAAATCGAAGAAATCGAAAATGCCGTAGAGAACAACGGTTACGAAATTAAGTTCTATCCAGTAACTGTTGAACCTGGTAATCCAGAAACGTTAAACAAGTTTAGAAAATTAAATCTTGTGACTGTAAAAGGTGAAACAGCTATGGCAAAACAATCTTTTGGACGAAACACGTTTGAAAGATACCTCAATCAAGCAGGAGTAGAAGTTGATTTCCCGAAAATCAAACCAGTAAACGCTGATACTCCATTGATGTTAAAACTCGATGGATTAATCGAAAGAGCACCACACGACATGCTGATTGTCAGCAAGTCAAAACAAATTGTAAATGTCATCAAAGAACGACATCCTCACATTGGAATCTGGACCGGTGACGTTCAAGAAGGACTTAACAGAAAAGTAGTAGTTGCTACAAACCAGGTTCTTGGAGTCGGTGTTGATGGCTTGCAGCACAAATATCAAACAATCGTTGTTCTAGATCCAGTTGAAGAAGGTTCTGGAGAATATGACGATTACCGCCAATTGTTATGGCGAATAACAGGAAGTAGACAACAACACGATGTAAACGTGATTGAATTTTATTACGAAGAAAGGTGAAAAAGTGGATAAAACATTTTTAGAAAAAAGAATAGAAGAAAAAGCGAGAGAAGAGTTTAAAAAAGAATGGAATGGTTTTGTAGAACAAATGTACCGTAATCCCATTTTCAAACATATTACTATCAAAATCGACGGGAAAGACATTCCACTCGCTACTTTCGGTGTTAATTTCGGTGTCTTTAATCAAGAGCAAGATAAAAATCCTAGAAATAATTTTTTAAATTTCGAAGATGTAAAAGAAAAAGTGATCCAAGAAAAAATCAAAGAGAAAACAGATGAATTATTGAGTAGATTATCTGCTGTAGATTATTTGTTTGAAAAGGAGGGGTTCTGATGTTTAAACTTCCAGAAAATAAACCACAAGTACCAAAAGATACACCACGGAATTACTTCATTTATGGAGAGACCATGAGTGGTAAATCTTACCTAGCGAATGAGTTCCCGAATCCAATTGTGCTAAACACTGACGGAAATGCGGAAGCGAACAGCGTGCCAAGTATTCAACTATTAAATGACAAAGACAAATCAGGTCGTATTACTAATTCAGTAATTAAGCAGCTCGGTGAAATCTTATTAGCTCTACAAACGCAAGAACATTCATACGAGACAGTCGTGATTGATGTTATTGATGATGTTATCGAGATGATTAAAATCGCTGTGTGTGATGAGCTAACTCCACCAGGTAAGCCTCGATTGAAGTCATTATCTGAAATCCCATATGGGAAAGGTTATGACTTCTTTAACCAGGCGATTACAGAACTGGTTATTGACCTCAAAGCATTACCAATGAATGTGATTTATATTAGCCGTCAGATTTCAGAATATGACGATAACGGAAACGCTACGAAAGACAAGCCAAGCTTGAAAGATAAGTATGTGAACCTTATCAACGGGAATTCGGATTTAATGATCCACACAGAAAAAATCGGTAATAACTACAACCGTGAAGTGGACAGAAAACGTAAGACTTATTACGCAGACCAGGTTGATGACAAAGCGATTTTAAAAATCTTATCAACAATTAGAGGTGCAGTTGAACCACCTCGTAAACAACAAGCAGCAACAAAGTCAACTGCAAAACCAACAAAAAAAGAAACAGTTGAAGTTTCTAATAACGAAGACGAATTATTTTAAAACTAAAGGAGAAATGAAAAATGAGTTTATTAAGTATTGCAAAGAAAATTAAAGAAGATGGATTTGACCCTCGTAAAGATAGCGTAAACGGACCTGCAGCGTTACCAGCCGGTGACTACACAGTCGTATTAAAACGAGTACAATTCAACATTGCACCAAGCGGATGGGAAAGCCTAGGATTCACGTTTGAAGTTCGTGAAGGTGAATTTAACGGACGTACTGAATATGTATCTTTTGGAACATTATCCGAATGGAATGGCAAAGACCTTTCTTGGTCAGTAGAAAGAACAATCAAATTCTTTACTAAAGCGATTGAACTTGCTGGAGATAAAGTTATGAAGAACGACTTTGAAGACGGCAGAGCATTAGCTGATGCATTAGAACGTAAAGCAGTTGGTTCTTACTTCACGTTAAAAATCATTGAAACAAAAGGAAAAGAGGACAAGGTATATCGCAACTATGATATTGAAGAAAATGCTGAAAACGAGATGAATACAGTTGTTGTAGAAGAAGACGATTTACCTTTCTAAAAATAAGGTGATCTCATGCATTCAATGAAAGAATATGCGCTGTTGTATCAGCAAAAAGGGTTCTCGGTCATCCCGATTAGTCCTACAACTAAAAGACCATTAATTGAATTTGCGGATAAACCACCTCTTGATGCTGATGGAATTAACGAAGTTTGGAATCAATATCCGAATGCGAACATCGCACTAAGGACTACAAACTTCTTCGTGATTGATATTGACAAGCACGGACAAACCAGTGGATTTGATTCGTTGAAGAATTGGGAACATTTAAACCTAATCGAACCCACACTTCAAGCCAAAACGGCATCAGGAGGTAAGCACCTATTCTATTTCAAGCGTGATGATATCCACATCAGTCAAATGATTGGATTTCTTCCAGGAGTGGATATCAAAGCGCATGAGAATAATTATGTGTTGGTTGCACCATCCGCTACGGATAAAGGGCAATATGAATGGGACATGGAAAAATCTCCTGAAAAAGGAACGATGATTACTCCCTCCAGGGCCTTAATTGAAGCGATCATTAAACAATACAAAATCACCAACGGACGTGAATTTGATTACAGCGACGGGTTGAGGTCGTGGGTTAGTAAGGGTCGAACATCCGGAAAGACAAAAACAACGGAATTGTTCGAAATAATCGCAAATGGATTAGGTGATGAAGGGAATCGTAATGATAAGCTCGCTAAATTTGTGGGCGGATTATTATGGCGAGGAGTGGATGAAATGGATGTGTTGTCGTTGGCTAAGATAGCCAACAGCAATACTCCAAATCCACTATCGATGCAAGAATTAGAAAGAACAGTAGTAAGTATGATTAACAAAGACAGGAGGTGATTGTGATTGGCGAAGTAGTGAGTTTTTACAAGGATTATGAACCGATAAAAAACAGTAATGGAACTTTAAAAACAAACAGTCCAGTAAACGTGTTAAACGCATTTCGTGCTGATGATCAGTTGAATCTCTATTTGAAGCATAACGAATTCTCTCAAGAACACGAACTGACAAGAGACATCCAACTTGGAAATACGCTTTTGAAAAAAGGAGAGTTATCTTCGAATTTCGAATCCGTAGTCAAAGTTTATTTTGAGAATGTCACGGGTGCAGCGTTTACGAGCCAAGCGATGGTGGACGGCATGGAAACCTTCTTATCTGAACGGTCCTACAATCCAGTGAAAGAGTATATGGAAGAAGCTGAGAAAGGATGGGACAAACGCAAACGCATTGGACAAATGCTACAAGTCTATCTAGGAGCTAACCAAGACCCTCTAGTGCCTAAAATCGCTGAAATGTGGATGGTAGGTGCTGTTGCTAAAGTATATGAGCCTTACGTTAAATTTGACTACGTTCTGGACTTGGTTGGTGGACAGGGTGTTGGTAAGACCTCTTTCTTGCAAAAACTAGGTGGGCATTGGTACACGGATGCAGTCACTGATTTTGCAAACAAAGACAACTACGACATCATGCTAAAACATTTGATAGTGAATGATGACGAAATGGTCGCTAGTGATCGCATGAGTTTTGCGGAAACAAAATCGTTCATTTCAAAAACGAGTTTACGATTCAGAAAACCGTATATGCGCAGAACGCAAGAGTTCGCAAAAAACTTCGTTCTAGCACGCACAAGCAATCACGTTGAATACCTCAAGGATAAAACAGGAGAACGCCGGTTCTTACCTGTACTAGCATGTAACAGCAAGCAGAAAAAGCATCCTATGAAGATGACGGATGAAGTCGTAAAACAAATTTGGGGCGAAGCAGTCACGATTTATAAAAGTGGCGTGGATTTGATGTTTGATGAAGAAACGGAAGCACAATTGGTTGAATACAGGGAACAATTTATGTTTAGAGATGAAATTGAACTTCAGATTCTTCAATATTTGGAAATGCCCGTTCCTAAAGATTGGGAAACAAGAACAACAACTGATCAGTACATTTATACGACTAAATATTTTGCAAATAGTCCTGACTGGACTTCAGGAGGGCAAACGTTAAATCGAGTGGCTACTCGGGAGATTATGTTCAATCTGTTCCATAAAGAATCGAACGACCAAAAGCTATCGCGGAAGATAAGTTTCATTATGGATAATTTAATTGATTGGAAGAAAGAACGATTCAGAGTCAACGGAAAATTAATAAGAGGTTATCAAAGAATTATTACCTAATTTGTGACACGTACTGGTGTCACAAAACTAAAAACGTGTCACATTTGTGACGCGTTGTACCGGCAATGTGACACGTTTTTTCAAAATGGTGTCACACTTCAAAACGTTGTTATATCAACGTTTATAGATACTTTTTTATATATATGTGACACCTGTGACATGTTTTTTAATAAAAAAGTAAAAAGTAAGTATAAAAGCCTATTAAATCAACATTCTTATATTTTTATTTTATATTTTGTAAAAAAACGTGTCACACATGTCACACGTGTCACAAGTCATGAATTAGAAGAAAAAATAGTAAAGGAGCGATGCTCATGGAGAAGATAAAAATGTATGTCATTCGAGATGCTATATATCCACAATGGTATTTCCAACGTATCGAAGACTACTCAAGCATGATGGGATATCTTGCTAAGAATCATCCGCGATATACGCATAAATTTACAACTGATATTAAACAAGCAATGCATTTTAAAACGCCGAATGAAGTTTTAGAGTTTATCAAAGAACATGCTATCGAAGGGACTATCGTTAAGGACCCGTATCAAGAACGAATTAGCAAGACGGCATTTAAGTACATGGGTGAGAATTACGGTGAAGCGATCACGTACATCCATGGGATGATTGAAGATTCGAGTGAGAAGATGTTAGCTGCTTCCAAAGCGTTAAAAGTGAATGCGAATACGTTGATTAAATTTATGAAAGACCCGTATTCAGTTGCAGCTCATATTCGAGATCGTATTGTAGAAAACTTGGTAAATCTAGAAAAGGCGGTGAAGTCAATTGGCTAAAATTGATTTTGAAAAATTAAAAGATGATGTTCATTACTTGATTGTGGCGCATTGTAAGTACAAAGATATGTCGATGTATGACAGAGCCTTGAAGCAATTTCAAGAAGATATCAACTATGGACAGTTAGAAGAGATGAGCTACAATGAACGATTCGCTTTCTTATTGGGGTTTGAAACATCTCTCAAGACCGTAGAGGCTATCGCTCTAAAAGATGGTAACAAGACTATGATGAAGCCCCGAAAGTTAGATAAACCGCTTGAACAATGCGGACTTATGAGTGCGACTTAGGAGGATTGATTCAAACGAAACTAAACATCGATGAAATTATTAAAGCTTATGAAAAGAAACACGGACCAATCGAAATCGATGGACACTATGGCGAGCAAGTTGTGATAAAACAAGATGAAAATCTATTCATGTACATCTCCCCTTGGCTTATGTATAGAGAAGTATGGGAAAGCAGCAAACGGATCCTAGATATAAAGGAGGATAATTATGGACGATAAAAACGAAAGCGAAAAACTGATGAAGGAATTGAAACTAATCGGCGAAGGATTCAACAAATTGTTCTATCCAAAAGAAGATGAATGGAAGATGAAATGTCCGTATAAGATTGGAGATAATTATTGGATAATTTGTGACAGTGGAGAATTTGAAAAGGTAATCTGGAATGACTACAACCTCGACAAGGAAGTATTCATCGCAGGTAATGCCTTTCTAACTAGAGAAGCAGCCGAACTCAAAGCGAAACGCAGAAACTTACTAACACGATTCAGAGCGTTCAGAAATGAGTGCAATGATGGTTGGATGCCGGATTTTAGTGATGATGAAGAAAAATATTATTTATACTATTCGATTTTGGAAGAATGTATTGATGTCGGTTGGATAGTTCTGGGCTGTTCTTTTAACATTTTCGGTTACTTCAAAAATCAAGAAGATGCCGAACGTGCAATCCAATTATTTGGGGATGAAATCAAAGAATTGTTTGTGGAAAAGAGGTTGGAGAATGAAAACAATTAACGAAATAAAAGACGATGATTTAGTTTTTAACGAACAAACCCATTTTCAAATATATGTATCCGATTTAAAACATGAATGGAATTCGTTAAATGAAAATGAAAGAAGTGGTTGGCGGACTCTAAAAGAAAGAAGAAATAAATTATCTGCTGAATCTGTATTGGATTGGATATATGAATATATGGAACAAGACGGATATGAAGACATGTTTATTCATTTGTGGGATGGTACGTCTGAAGAATTTAAACAAAGATTTCAAAAAATACTTGATGAAATTTGTGATTTTCCAAGTGCGATGATTTTAGATGTTGATGAAACTATCAATCCATTTGTGGATTTAGAGGAGTTGATGCGATGATTGTTTGGGCATTGTTTGACAGCGGCAATGGCTGCTATGCTCAAGGAGTCCGAGAGCTAAATGAGGGGGGGCAAGAGATGACTATCTTCTCAGTTGGATTGGATATTGAAAATAAAAACAATCATTTTATCCATTTAAACCTTGCAGATTATTCGTATATGTTCGGCAATAATACAATGTATGACACATTGGACAGATTGCCTAAACCCGATTTAATCATTGCTAGTCCGCCGTGTGAGTCATGGAGTGTTGCATCGGCAATGGATAGAGGTAATGCGTGTTGGAAACAAGAACGGGCAGACGATAGCTTATTTGAACCACAAACGCCACTAAGTCCTTTCACTGTGAGAGATTATGCAGACTATGAGAAATACCAGTATAAGGCAGAAAATCAACTTGTAAAGCGTATCAATGGAGAATTATGCACCTACAATCTAGTACAGATTATAAGACGATACAAACCTAAATATTACATCATCGAAAACCCAGCAAGTTCTAAAATATGGGATTACATTGATAGGGTACTAGGTTTTAAAATTCCTCATGATAATTTAGCTCATTACAATCAATATGATGATTACCCAACGCAAAAACCTACAAAGTTCAAATCCAATCTTGAGTTAAAATTGAAAACGGGGAATAAACCGAGCAACATTGATTTTAAACAGATACGCGGATATAACGAACGTTCAAATATACCGTTAGGATTAGCAAAGAGTATATTTGAACAAGTCTTTAAGAAAGCGAGTGTACAACGATGGAAGAAAAAGGAGAACTACTAATATTTTTGTTTTTAGCAACATTAAGCTTAAGCACATTTTTAACAATTATTAAATTGGTTGGAGTTCCAATTACTTGGTATGCAGCCATGTTGCCAATATTGACAAGCATAGGAATTATATCATTTCTGGCGTTAATTGGTGCAATCGTAGGGATTGTGACATCAATCCAGGAGATTATGAGAGGATAAAAATTATTTATAGATGAGGAGAAATAACAATGGAACTAACTTTATATTTAGAAAATGGAAAAACACTAAGATTTGAAAATGTGACTAATATCAAACAAGATTCTTATATAACGAGCATGGTTGAATTCAAGTATATAAGTGCATCTGATGGCAAAAAGAAAAGGGCGTGTTTTAGCCTTAATAGTGTGATTGGTATATCTACTGATAAGGAGGATTTTGATGTTAACAGTTTATTCTAGACCAAATTGCATGCAATGCGAAATGACAAAAATCTATCTCACTAAGAACAAGATTCCTTTCGAAGCCGTAGACATTGAAGCTAATCCAGAAGCGTTGAAATTGCTGAGTCATTATGGATACAGTTCGCTTCCAGTCGTTGCTATTGATGATGAACTAAGCGACGAAACAAAAACGTGGGCAGGTTTTCAAATCGATAAGTTAGAAGCTCTATTATGAGGTGAATAATGGACGAAAGAGGTTATTACGGAATATGTGCTGGAATCATTGAAAGAGCCGTTGATGACTACAAAACAGCCTTAAGATACTTGCTTCATAAAGGGATTGTAAAATCTGATTGGAATCTGAAGGAGAAGCATTTTAGAAATAGGCATCATAGAGAAGCGTGGAACGTAAAAACGGACTGCGAACGGTTCTTTCTCAGCCAGTATTTTGATTATTTATCGAATACGGAAGAGTTCGGGTCAACCTTAATGAAACGGATTAGAGAGGATGTGAAAAATGGGAATTAAACATCAATTGAAGCAAATTCGCTTAATCGATTTGGAAATAAAAACAAAAATAGAAGAGTTAGATCGTTTAAATAATTCTTTCTTAAAATCTCCTTCTCTAAAAGAAGTGAATGTGCAAGAGTCGAAAGTAGGCCTTAAAGACGATGCTTACGTCAAACTGATTAGTTTGAGTGAGTACATCGACCAAAGAGTTGATAACTTAATTGATTTGAAATATCAACTGATTAAAGCAATTGAACAATTGGACGATTCTAAAGAACGAACCATCATTTGGATGAAATACATCTCTTCTAAGAATTGGGATGAGATTGCTGAAGAATTGCAAATCTCTAAAACTACACTATTCATTCTTCATGATGAAGCGGTTAAAAAAATCGAAAGATGTACTAAAAAAAATGACTCTGTACCGAGTAGTACTAATGAATCTATGATATAGTTATGATGTGAAAAGATGTGGAAAGAGATATTCTTTTTTCTCGTGGTTTAGACTCCTTTAATTTTTACCCTTCGAGTCCTCCGACTCGAGGGGTTTTTGTATGCAATGAAATGAGGTGATGGAAAATGGGATGACCGAAAAACAACAGAAATTTGCCGATGAGTACATCATCAGCTTGAATGCTACTCAGGCTTATAAAAAGGCTTATCCGAATATTAAGAACGATGATGTCGCAAGAGCGAATGGAAGTCGATTGCTTGCAAAAGCTAACATAAAAGCCTATATAGATGAACAGCTAGAAAAACTAAAGTCCGAACGTGTCGCAGATCAGCAAGAAGTGCTCGAGTTTTTAACGGCAGTCATGCGTGGTGAAATCACAGAGCCTTTATTGGTTCTTGACGGTGACGGTTATCAAAAAGTTATGGATGCTAAACCGAATGTGTCCACGAGAAAGAGTGCAGCGGTTGACCTTGGCAAGCGTTACGGTTTGTTCGTGGATAGGCAAGAAATCACTCAAAAGAACATCGACATCAAAGTAGGTGATTGGGATGACGATGAAGATTAACCCGAAAATCAACATCATCATCGACCGTCCTAATCGTGTTTTCAATAAGCATATCTATGAACATCTATTTGACTACGACACCTTCACAGAGGTGCATTACGGAGGGGCTTCGTCTGGTAAAAGCCATGGAGTGTTTCAAAAGATAATTCTTAAAGCGCTCAAATCATGGAACAAACCACGAAAAATATTAGTGTTGCGTAAGGTTGCTTCTACGGTACGTGACTCAGTGTTTGCGGATGTTCAAGCGACATTATCTTATTTTGGGATACTTAATTTGTGCAAGGTTAACATGAGTGCCTTTCGTATTGAACTGCCGAATGGGGCGGAGTTGATTTTCAAAGGGATGGATAACCCAGAGAAAATTAAGTCCATCAAAGGTATTTCCGACGTGGTCATGGAAGAAGCGTCTGAGTTTACGCTTGATGATTACACACAGCTAACGTTGCGTTTAAGGGATAAAGTGCATAAACAGAAACAAATCTATTTGATGTTTAACCCGGTATCCAAAGCAAACTGGGTATATAATGCTTTTTTTGTGAGAGATCCTAAGAATACAGTGGTTTATCAAACGACGTATAAAGATAATCGTTTCTTGGACGACTTAACTAAAGAGAATATCGAGGAACTAGCCAACAGAAACGAAGCGTACTACAAGATTTATGCTTTAGGTGAGTTTGCGACACTTGATAAATTGGTATTCCCTAAGTATGAAAAACGATTGCTTAATAAAGACGAGTTGGCGCACTTGCCAGCTTTTTTTGGTCTTGACTACGGTTTTATCAATGACCCGTCAGCCTTGCTTCATGTAAGGGTAGACGATGCTAACAAGCGCTTATACGCTGTTGAGGAGTTTGTAAAAAAGGGATTGACGAATGACAAGATTGCTGAAAGTATCAAGGATCTCGGGTATGCCAAAGAGCAGATACGAGCAGATAGCGCTGAAAAGAAATCTAATCAAGAATTGCGAAATCTTGGTATTCCTAGGGTTGTTGATGTGCAGAAAGGTCCTGGGTCAGTCATGCAAGGTATTCAGTATCTCTTACAGTACGATTGGATCGTTGATGAAAGATGTGTGAAGCTGATTGAAGAACTTGAAAATTACACTTGGAAGAAAGACAGAAAGACAAATGAGTACATCAATGAGCCAGTAGATAGCTATAACCACTGCATCGATGCGATTAGATACGCTTTGCAAGACAGAATATATAAATCAAACATCAAACTATTTAAAGGAGGTTTTTAAAAATTGGCAAAAGTTTTTGTTAATAAACGGAAAGTCATTACGACAACAAGCGATGTAGTGACTGAAGAAGTCGTTACTGAGGCGATTAGGCTTCACATGAGTAAGCTAGTTAAGAATTATGTTGAAAGCGAGGATATGTATCTCTCTCAGCACGAAGTTTTGAAAATGGCAAAAAAAGATAGCTGGAAACCCGACAATAGATTGGTGTTTAATTATGCGAAGTACATTGTCGATACGTTTACAGGTTATCAGATTGGTGTTCCAGTTAAAATCAAACATGAAGACGAGAACGTAAACGAGTTTGTCGCAGATTTTCGTAAAATCAACGACATGGAAGACTCAGAGTTCGAGCTTGCGAAAATGTCAAGCGTGTTCGGTCATGCTTTTATTTATGTGTATCAAGATGAATATAAGCGAACTAGAGCGACATACAATAGTCCGATTAATATGTTTATCGTCCATGATAACAGTATTGAAGAGCGCCCTATATTCGCTGTAAGATATACGTTTAATGAGAATAATCAAACAGGAGTCGGGCAGGTTATCACAAACGACGAATTGATTGATGCTACATTTACAACTGGTGGGGCGGTAAGGTTCGGTGAACGCACTCAACACATTTACAACTCAATTCCAGTCGTTGAATTGATTGAAAATGAAGAGCGACAATGTATTTTCGAGAGTGTGAAAACATTGATTAATGCTTTAAATAAAGCAGCAAGCGAAAAAGCGAACGATGTAGACTACTTTGCGGACGCTTATTTGAAAGTTCTAGGAGTAGAGCTACAGGAAGAAGACGCAAGTCAGATTAGAGAGAATAGAATTTTCAATCTATGGAAGAATGGCGACGGTGCTTTGCCAGAAGTTGCTTTCCTTGAGAAACCAAGTTCAGATACAACGCAAGAGAATTTAATTAGTTTATTGAAAGAGTCTATTTTCGCTATCTCAATGGTAGCCAATATGTCTGAGTCTGAGTTCGGTAACTCGTCTGGTACGGCTTTAGCTTTCAAGCTACAGGCTATGGACAATCTAGCTCGAATGAAAGACAGAAAGATGCAATCCGCATTTAATCGTTTATATCAAATCGTGTTCAGTGTTCCATTAACTACTGTTTATGAGGCTGCGTGGACAGGATTGTCATATTCGTTTACTAGAAATGTACCAAGAAACATTCTTGAAGAGGCTCAGATTGTAGGTCAATTATCTGGACAAGTTTCTGAGGAAACTAAGTTGTCCGTGTTATCTATCATTGATGATCCGCAGAAAGAAATTCGAAGAATGGAAAAAGAAGAAGAGGCGATGGGCGACCTTGAGACTCGTTTGGAAAAACAAAAAATCTACTCAGACGCTGAAATAGATGAAAGTCAGAAAGTTATAGCAGATGTTGGACAGTAAGTATTGGGAAGATAGATATCGTGCTGAAGAGAAGGCTAGAGAGCTAGCGGATAAGAGAGTAGCTTATCAATTGCAGGGTGTCTATCAACAACATGCCAACAACATTCAAAAGGAAATCGATAGTTTTTGGCAAAGGTATGCTGATAAAGAAGGCATCACAAAGTTAGAAGCTAAACAACGAGCAGATAGTCTTGATATGGTTAATGTCGGGTTTAAAGCTAAGCAGTTAGTTGAGCGCGCTAATCGTTTGAGAGAGCGTGGCAAGAAAGTAACTAGCGAGGATTTCACAAAAGCAGAAAATGACTTGATGAGATTGTATAACTTGAAGATGAAAACAAGTCGTTTAGAAGTGTTGCAAGCGAATATCAAGTTGCATCAATACGATTTAGCTTTGAGTGAGTTTGAAATCATTGATAGGCACTTGGTGGAATCAATCAGACGTGAAAATATATTTAGTGCTGGTGTCTTGAATATGACACTCGGAAGTTTTGAATCTTCAAAAATATCTGCTGACTCTATCGTGTATGCCAATTTCAACAATGCAACGTGGTCGTCTAGAGTTTGGGAAAGACAGAACGAATTAAGAAACATTGTTAAAAAAGGAGTTGCTGATACTGTTTTAAGAGGTAAAGGCACAAACGTTCTGATTAACAGTCTAAAAAAAGAGTTTGATGTTTCCTATGGATACGCTAGACGGTTAGCAGTGACAGAATCAGCGAGGGTATATTCAGAGGCTCAGAAAGCAAACTATGATGCTAATGGTGTTGAATGGTTTGAAGTCATGACCGAATTAAAAGCGTGTCCGATTTGCCAACCGTTCAACGGGAAAATATTCAAAGTATCAGAGATGGTTCCAGCATTGAACGCACCACCATTTCATCCCAACTGTAGATGCACGACGGTTCCGCATTTTAGGAAAGATTCAAAGCGATTAGGTAGAGATGAAGAGTTTTTACATGCTGAAATGGACTTAATGGCTAAGCAACGCGCTTTCGTAGTAGGAAATGATGTCAGAGTTAAAACAAAGAAATTGAATAGAACGGTTCTTGATTTTTGGGTGCAAGATAACACCAAGAAAATGAGAGATACTGTTTTCAATGTCCAATCAAGCCTTATGGAATTAAATGATTTTTCAATCCCAACAGTTGTTTTTCTGAAAAAATCAAGGATTCCTGGTTTTGCTGGGTATGATTACAAACAGGATATTCTATTTGTGAGTGATGCTCTTCATTCGGAAATAGAATTTGCTAAAGTTCTATCTGATAATTATTTTGCTGCTCAAAACATTAAAGATACCATGGTTCATGAACTAGCGCATAAAAAACATTGGGATTCTGCTAAAGCATTTTACAAAGCCAACAAAAAGCGCTATAATAATGTCGAACAAGCAATGTCTGAATTGAACTCAAATTTATTTACTTATGTAAAACAACAACAAGCTATAGATCGCAGTTACTTGAAAAATATTAGCTTGAATGCGTACAACGCCTTTATGTATCACAACAATATCAATGAACTTGTTGCAGAAGTTGGGGTTATTGGAGACGATGTAATTGATAAGATATTACTAGAAAAGGTAAAGGAGGTATTGAGATGGAAGTAATGGCTGTTCCAAACAAAGAATTGTTAATTTTTTATAATCAAATTGACGAGTGGGTTGACCGAGTTTATCCAGATCAAGATAAGCCTCTTGTATCTTTTAAACAAGGTACTCCTAAGTCTATTTTGGATTTGTTCGATACTATTAAATCTAAAATTGGTTTTGATTACGCAGTATAGTACAAAACATTAAGCACCTAGAGAGATCTAAGTGCTTTTTTCGTGCTTATAAACTTTTAAAATAAAACTTAACCGTATGGAATTCCGTACGGTTTTTTTATTGTCCAAACTTTGAAGACATTAAAAGCTAAGGAAAACAGTCCACTCGGACTTAAAAGGAGGGCCTAACATGGCAGAAGAAGAAAAAAACGATGCATTGGAAACTGAAAAGGAAACAGTCGACAATCCAGAAAAAGTAGAAGATGCACCAAAAACATTCACGCAAAGCGAAGTTGATGAGCTTATCAAAAAACGCTTGGCTAAACAAGAAAAATCATTCGACAAACGAATGCAGGAAAAACTTGACGAAGCTGAAAAGCTACGTGCGATGAACGAAAGCCAAAAAGCGGAGTATGAGCAAGAAAAACAAAGAGCATACATTGCTGAACTGGAAGCTAAAATCAATCGTAGCGGACTAGAGCGAGAAGCCTCAAAAATGCTTTCTGAGGGCGGTATCGTGGCGGACGAGAAAATCCTAGGCATTGTCGTTAAAGATACAGCAGAAAGAACGCAGGAGGCTGTAGATAGCTTTGTAGCTTTAGTGAATGAACTAGCTGACAAGAAAGTCGGCGAAAAATTAAAAGGTAAAACGCCTAAGAAGATGGAAGACACTACCGCAGGCGAGATTACCAAAGAACAATTCAATAAAATGGGGTATCAAAGTAGAAATGAATTACTGCAAAACAATCCCGAACTATATCATAAATTGAAAGGATAAAAATATATGACACAAACTAAAATTGCACAATTAGTAAACCCAGAGGTACTAGCTGACATGGTTTCAGCTAAATTACCAAAAATGATTAAATTTACACCACTTGCTTATGTTGAGAGTGAGTTAGTAGGGCAACCAGGAAATACAGTTACAGTACCAAAATGGGTATATTCTGGAGATGCTAAAGATATTGCGGAAGGTGAAGCAATCACTCCAGACCAATTAACTACTGACAAATCAACAATGACAATCAAAAAAGCTGGTAAAGGTATCGAAGTAACAGACGAGGCTTTATTGTCTGGTTTCGGTGACCCATTAGGTCAAGCAGCACACCAAATTTCATTGGCTATTGCGAACAAAGTGGACAACGACTTAGTTGTTGAGGCTAAAAAAGCAACACAATATGTTGACGATGCGCCTGTTACTGGAGATGCACTTGATAAAGCTTTAGCAGTATTTGCGGACGAAGAAGACGCTCGCTATGTTGCATTAATCAATCCAGAAGATGCGATTGCATTACGTAAAGACACAGTAAAAGAATGGGTTCGTGGTTCAGAAATTGGTGCGAACATTGTTGTTTCTGGAACATTCGGTGAAACACACGGTGTTCAAATCGTGCGTTCTAAGAAAGTGGACAAAGGAAAAGGTTTCCTTGTTAAAGTTTCTGCTGTTGAAACAGATACAGACGATGTTGCTAAATACGGAGCATTCGTTATTAACTTAAAACGTGACGTGGCTATCGAGACAGACCGCGACATCTTAAAGAAAACTACAGTTATTACTGGTGACGAACACTACGGAGTTTACTTATACGACCCTACAAAAGTTGTAAAATTCGGAGGAAATGTTTAATGGGTATGTTGTTACGACGACATTATCCGCAAAAGCCTGCTGAGTCTGAGCTTGTTACTTATAACGATTTAACAGTTAAAGAGTTAAGAGATATCGCAAAAGAGCGCGAAATCGAAGGTTATTCAACATTAAGCAAAGAGGAACTTATCGCAGTATTGGAGGGATAGCATGGAAAATATCACTCAAGCAAAAATATTGCTAGGGATTGAAGACAATCTCCAAGATAAGTTACTAACAACAATAGCGACGTTGACAACCGCTAATTTTTTAGCTTACGCAGGCGTGGATGATGTCCCAGAAGGCCTCGAGTATATTATTACCGAGGTTATTATTAAACGATTTAACAGAATCGGCGCTGAGGGAATGAGTAGTCAATCCCTCGAAGGCGCCTCAATGAGGTTTGATTTCGATGATTTCAAAGAATACGATAGTGTGATTAAGCGAGTTTGCTCGAAAACATTCAATGCGGGGTTTAAGATGCTATGAGATACAACGAAAGAGTGGAAATTATCGCTAAGCAACAAGAAGAGTACAATCCAGAAACAGGCGAATATACTTCTAATGAAGAAGAAAAAATTATCGTTCCAGTTTATGTAATGGACTTGGGGATTGATAAGCAAGTCGCTGTATTTGGAGAGTATAAACGTGGTTCAAAAGTTGTTTATTTCCAAAACACGCCTAAAGTATCATTTACTTATCTCATTTATCGAAAAGAACGCTATAAAAGCAGAGCGGACAAACAGTCTGGAAGAGTATTCTATTTAGAAAAGGATAATTCTATTGGCTGATGTACGTTTTGAATTAAAAGGACTTGAAAAACTACAAAAGAAACTTCAAAAGGTCTCTAAAATGGAAGAGATTGAGCGTATCGTTGAAAAAAACGGTGTTGATATGCAAAAAAAGGCAGTCAACAATGCGTCTAGGTTTAGAGGTCATTATGAAGGTAGAGGCAAAAATAAACATTTCGTCAAGCCTACAGGGGCGACTAAGCGTTCTATTTCTGTCAATAGTAGCAAGATAGATAGATTTAGATATAGAGTAGCACCAGGCACTAGTTACGCTGCTTACGTTGAATTAGGAACTCGCAAAATGAGCGCACAGCCGTTTATCAAACCAGCTTTTGACGAACAAAAGAAACTATTTAAAAATGATTTGGAGAGGTTGGTTAAATGAAATCAAGAGAGCAAGCAGTTTTTGACAGCGTATTTAAACGTTGTCAGTTACTAGGGTATAAGACATACGACTATAAACCAGACGACAATGTGCCTTATCCGTTCGTGGAGTTAGAGGATACTACTTCTATATTAGTACCAAACAAAACGGACGTGAAAGGTACAGTCGAGTTGGTCTTATCGGTATGGAGTACTCGTAAAAAACGTAAACAAGTATCGGATATGTGTTCGAGTATCCTAGCAGAATCGATGAAGATTGTTGAGGCGGACGGCTATTATGTAGCATTGAATGTTTCGCAATCTACAATATCGATTTTCGATGATAACACGACAGTCGAACCACTAAAGCGTGGTCGTGTTCGTTTAGTATTTACAATTTTATAAAAGAAAGAGGTTAAAAAATATGCCAATTGCAAAAAAAGGGATTGACAGTATCCTATTATTCCGTTTGTTAGGCGAAGCAAGCAAAGCGGACGGTGCTAAACTAGCATTCCAAACTGAACACTCAACAGAGAAGAGCCGTGACACAAACTCAGTAAAAACTAAAGACGGTGTTTTACAATCAGTCGGTGGTATTGAAGTTTCAATCACAGCGACAACAATCATGGCGGAAGACGATGAGCTTGTTGCAAAATTAGAATCTGCTATGGACAAAGGCGAACTCGTTGAAGTTTGGGAAATTGAAAAGAACGCTAAGAAAAAAGGCGATAAATTCGAGTCAGTGTACTATCAAGGTTACTTGACATCATTCAAGAAAACTAAAAACGCTGAAGATTTAATTGAGTTAGAACTTGAATTTGCGGTTAACGGAACTGGTGTTAAAGGTTATGCAACTTTAAACTCTAGTCAAGCAGAAGTGGTTCAATATGAATTTGCTGATACAACAAAAGGAACTTCCAGCCCAGCTAGTCCTGTAGCTGGAGTACCTGGAATCGGTGGTTAGAAATTAAGAGAGGTTAACGCCTCTCTTTTTTATTGTATTTTTTTAGAAAAAGGAGAAAACAACAATGCAATTAACAATTAATGAAAAAACTTACAACGTAAAATTTGGCGTGAAATTCGTTCGTGCTCTCGATAAAGCTTATCCAATCGAACAACAAGGCTTGAAATTCGGAATGGCACTATCTGCTAAAATTCCTGAATTGTACGCTAAGAATATCGCATCATTAGCTGACATTATCTACTATGGAACAGTTACAGAAAGCCCTCGTCCTTCATTGAGTGATGTTGAAACATACGTTGAAGAGTGCGAGGATCTAGAAAAATTATTCGATGATGTAATTCAAGAATTAAGTGAGTCAAACGCAGGAAAGTCTTTGATGTCGGAGATGAACCAAGGTCTCAAGAAAAAATAATTGAGAAATCATCTCTCGAAACGTTTGAAGAAATCATTATAAATTGTGTCCGATTTTTAAACATTACAGACATGAACGAGATAGGGCGTATGACAATGTACGAGTACGACTTGTTGATGACTGGAGTGTTATTAAGAAAGCAAGATGAAGATGAACTCTTACACCGCTCTGCTTGGTTAACCAGACAAGTGGAGGCTACAAAATCGGACGGTAAAACTCCTTTGTATAAGAAGTACAGTGATTTTTACAAGAAAAAAGATACGAAACAAAAGTATCAACTCTCAGACGAAGAGAAAGAACTCTTACTGAGAGCAAACACGTAATGAAAGGAGGTATATAATGGCAGAGACTTATTCAGTCGAGGCGGTATTAACCGCTGTCGATAAGGGAATGAGTTCTACTTTGAACGGGTTACAGAAAGCAATCAACGGGCTTCAAAAGTCATCAAACGCATTCGATACGATTGCGAATAAGAGCAGTTCAATGTTTAAGTCTATGCTTGGTGCTAATCTTGTTGGTTCAGCAATCACGTCCGCTTTTGGAAGTATCAAAAGTACAATGGGCGAAATGGTTGGAGAGTTGAATAGTTCAAAAAAGGCGTGGGATACGTTTGACGGAAACCTCAGCAAGTTGGGTTGGGGGAAAGACCAAATCAACGAGGCAAAAGAGGCTATGCAGGACTATGCGACTAAAACTATTTACTCAGCCTCAGACATGGCAAGTACATTCTCTCAAATGGCCGCAATCGGTCGTAACGATAGCAACGAGCTTGTAAAGGCTATGGGTGGTCTAGCAGCATCCGCAGAAAATCCTAAACAAGCCATGACGTCCTTATCTCAACAAATGGTTCAAGCCCTTGCCAAGCCAAAAATAACTTGGCAGGACTTCCGTGTAATGATGGAACAAGCGCCAGCAGGTATGAGCGCTGTTGCAAAAGAAATGGGATTGTCACTTAATGAATTGATCACCAAGATTCAAGATGGACAAATTAAAACAGATGATTTCGCTGAAGCGTTTAAACGTGCAGGTATGACCATGCAAGACATGGCAACCAGCTATAAAACAATAGACCAAGCGTTGGACGGATTGAAAGAAACACTTTCAAACAAACTCAAGCCCGCTTTTGATACATTGTCTAAAGCAGGTATCAAGGCACTTGAGGCGATTATGAATCAGCTTGACAAAGTTGATTTTAATAAACTAGCTACAGGGATTGAGAGCTTTTTTAGTAAAATTGATTTCGATGCAGTTATTGAGAAAATAACCTCGTTTGTTGGTTCGGCAGTTGCTAAAATCAAAGAATTTTGGCAAGGCTTTACAAACACAAGTGCAATATCTGACTTTAAACAAGCGTTGAGCGAAGTTTGGGAGGCAGTTAAGAAAGTATTTTCTTCACTTTCTGGAGGAGATACGGCTTCATTCGGTGAAAAGGTTGGGAAAGCCTTAAGTGCAGTTTCAAAGGCATTACAGGCGTTTGCTAAAATCGTTCAAAGTCTAAGCCCAGAACAGATAAGAGCTATTGCCACAGCATTTATTGGTTTTAAAGTGGCGCAAAGGTCAACAAAACTATTGGCAAATGCTTTAATCGGATTGAGCAAAGGAGTAGGCGCAATCAAGGCTGTTTTTGGCGGTTTAGCAAGCTTTGCAAGAGTTGCAAAGATTTTAAGTGGTATCGCAAAAGGTTCTCAAGCTGCTAGCTCGGCATTAACATTCTTGTCTGGAAGTTCAAAACTTGCTAAGGGTGCAATGATTGGATTGAATATCTTTAGTAAGGTAGGCGGTTGGATTGGTTCTGCGGTTTCTGCAATCGTTGCTTTCCTCGGACCAGTCGGTTTGATTATTGCTGCAGTCGTGGCAATTGGTGTAGCGTTCGTCGTTCTGTGGAATAAATGTGAAGGTTTCAGAAACTTCTTTATCGGCTTATGGAATGGAATTGTCAACGTTGCCTCAAACGCTTGGAAAAGCATTCAAAATGCTTGGAACGGAATGGTAGAGTGGTTCTCTAATCTATGGAGCGGAGTAAAGAAAACTGCTTCAAATGCTTGGAATGGTTTCCTTGAGAAGGCTAAGCCAGTCATCGACGCTATTAAAACTGCTTGGGATAGCATTACAGGGTTCTTCTCTGGACTTTGGAAAGGCATTAAACAATTTGCCTCAAATGTCTGGGATAGCTTTGTAGAAGGTGCAAAACCAATTGTAGAGGCATTAATGAATGTATGGAACGCCTTATCGGAGTTCTTCTCAACACTTTGGGACGGTATCGTTTCGGTAGCCACAACGGTTTGGAATGGTATTGTTGATATTGTTAAGTCGGTCGTTGAAGTGATTAAAGGCGTTTGGAACGGCATTACAGAGTTCTTTAGCAACCTTTGGAAAGGCATTACAGAGGCATCTACTATTGCGTGGAATGGTCTTGTTGAGTTTATTACTCCTATCGTTGAAACAATCAAAGGATTGTGGACTGGTTTTGTTGAGTTCATGACTGGCGTTTGGAATGGTATTGTTTCAGTTGCTACTACTGCTTGGAATTTACTACAACCTATCGTCGAAGCGGTTTGGACTGGTATTCAAACATATATCTCAACCGCTATTGAAAATATTAAAACTGTTATCTCAACTGGAATGCAAATTGTTCAAGAAGTATGGAATGCGGTTTGGACGGTGTTTACAACGATTGTTCAAACTGTATGGACGGTCATTTCAACGGTAATTTCAACTATCTTGAATGTGATTGCTGGTATTATCAACACGGTTACTGCTGTAATCAAAGGAGATTGGAGCGGTGCTTGGGAGGCAATCAAAGGTGTAGCCTCTACCGTTTGGGAAGGTATTCAAACAGTTATCACAACTGTAATCAATGCGATTAGTACTATTATTAGTACAGTTTTAGGTGCGATTAAGAATACCGTTTCAGCAATTTGGGAAGGTATTAAGAGCATCATAACAACAACAATCAATGCGATTAAAGAAACTGTGGTGAATGTCGCAAACGCCTTGAAGGAAGGTTTCTTGGGTGCGTTAGATGCACTTAAGGGCGGAGTTTCAAGTGCAATCGAGGCAATCAGCGGTTTCTTTGGTAGATTATGGAATATTGATTTAAGCGGTGCAGGTCGTGCGATTATGGACGGGTTCCTCGGTGGGTTGAAAGCAGCATGGAATGCAGTTACTGATTTCATCGGTGGAGTTGCTAACTGGATTGCAACGCATAAAGGACCTATCTCGTATGACAGACGATTGCTTATCCCAGCAGGTCAAGCCATTATGGGCGGTTTCAATACTGCTTTAATGAGTGGTTTTGAAAATGTCAAAGGAAATGTGTCTGGAATGGCAGACGGCATTCGTTCAATGTTCGATGATGCAGGTTCTAGAGTTTCAGCTATGTCAAATGCTTTACAGGGCGATTTCTCTAACAACGTATCTGGCACATTATCAGCTACTTATGAAGTCAATCAAACTAAAGAGCCAGCGGTTATTAACCTTGCACTTGGTTCTAATGATTTCAGAGCGTTTGTTGCGGACATTTCCAACATCCAAAGTAAAGAAGAAAGGATAAGATTGAAGGCTTCAAGCCTTTAATGGGTTATTAAATGTATATTTTTAATGATACAACAAAAGGCACACCAACATTTAATTCTGGTTTAGAAGTTCAATTTGGCGGTGTAAGCCTCAATCAAGAAATGAATAACGAGGACGGAACGTTTTTTGTGGCGAACACCACGGGACGGGACGTCCTTGACTTTCACCATGAAACGGCGAATATCAAAGGTCGAGACGGTCAATATCTCTATGGGGCTACTTACAAAGAGCGTGAAATTGAAATACAGGTCAGACTCACAGGCTATACTGATTTAGGCATGCGAAAACAGTATGAGCGTTTAAACCGCTTGTTGTTTTCCCGTCAAGCTAAGAAATTAGAGTTTGGCGATGATGGAGAGAGATATTACAAAGCTATCTTTTCAAAAGTTAAAAAACCAGAATTGGAAGACGCAAACGACACAGTTATTAAACTACATTTCATTTGCTATGACCCATTCAAATATACTGAGCCTAAGACTGAGACAACTAACAAGGTGACTTATAACGGAGATTTTCCAGTTGAGCCTATTTTGAGGCTTACAACGCAAGCAGGAACTGAAATTCGTATCTTGCACCTTGAAACACAAAAATATATCAGATTAAAGGCTACTTACATTGAAGGTTCGAATCTACTTGTTAACTGCGAAACTAGAGAAATCAAGTTAAATGACAGAAACGAGTTGATGAACTTTGATATGGTTAATAGTCGCTATTTCAAACTTCAAAAAGGCGTTAACACATTTCAAGTTGAGGGTGCTACATTGAATAGCATTGAGTATAAAGAGGTGTTCGCATGATCTATTTATTTAATCAGACAGAAGAATTGATTGATGTAATTGATGAGGCGAGCCTTGCAGATTTTACTCATACGATTGAATTAAATCAGTTTGATAGAGCGAGCTTTGAAATCCCTATAGATTACAAGCCAAGCATTATCAAACAAGCCCAGTTTTTCGGATTTCAATCACGAGACAGGGCTTTTTGTTTGTTCAGAATTTCGGAAAAATCTGGCGACATCGGATTGACTATCCAAGGGATAGATAGAGCAGAAAGTGACTTGCATTCGTTCATCATCGAGAATAAGCGCCCTGGTGGAACTGCTGACCAAGTGTTGAGTGGAATTTTAGAGGGAACAGGATACCAATTAGGAAATGTAGACGGCTTGACTAGAACAGGTAGATTGAGTTTCTACTATATTTCAGTTCGTCAAGCGCTCGTTAAAATAATTGAATCGTACGCTTGTGAGTTCAAGATTAGATATACCTTTGTCGAAAATAAGATAATCGGACGATACATTGACCTCAGCCAACGATTTGGACAAGTTACTGGTCATCAATTCGAGTATGGATCTAACATTCTCAATGTTACCTACGAAGAATCGTCAGATGATGTTGTGACGGCTCTTATAGGCCGTGGTAAGGGTGAACAAAGCACGGATGAAAATGGGGAAGCTACGGGCGGTTATGGTCGTAGAGTCCAGTTTAAAGATGTTGTTTGGACTGTATCAAATGGCGACCCTGTCGATAAGCCTGCAGGGCAGAATTATGTAACAAATGAGTCTGCTAGAAATATCTACGGATTGCATCAGAACGGAGTTATTAAGCATCGTTTTGGCGTATATACGAATGAGGATATTGAAGACCCTGTTGAGTTATTAAAAGCGACTTATAAAGAGCTGCAACGCTTATCTGTTCCAATCGTAACATTTAAAGCCAATCTTCTAGATTTAGCCAATGCGATTGAGCAAGATATTTGGATTGGTGATAGCGTAGGAATCGTAAGAGACCAGATAGGGATTGCTTTTGAAGCTAGAATCCACAAATTGGTCATCGATAAATTGGATAATAACCGTTCAGTTGCTGAATTAGGCGATTATCAAACGTTACAAGCTAAAGACCGTGCAACACGTCAACAAGCAATAATAGATGCAGTGAGTGGTTTTAGCGAATCACTAATTGAAAAAGCTGTTGTGGATGAAGTCGAAAGGCGAAATAAAGAATTCGATGAGAAAGTGCGAATCAACAAGCTTGAATTTGATAATGCTATCAAAGAATACGAAAACAAAGCTGAAGAAACTAAGCGTGCGCTATCTGATGAAATCAATCAAAGGTTCCAAGAATTCAGCCCAACTGGACTTGATGAAATTAAAGCAAAATCAGAGGAAGCCTTGAAAAAAGTTGGGGCGAGTGCTGACCTTGTTGAAGAATTGAAGAAAAATGTTGCTAAAAACACAAATGATTTCCAGCGTGTTAAAGAAACTAATCAACTCTATGAGCGTATCTTGGGTAGTACGGATTCAAACGTTGCCTCAAACGTCGCTCGTATGGCTTTAACCTCAGAATTGTTTGAGGTTGAAGTAGGAAAGAGATTTAGTAATCTTACTAATCTATTTTACGCGCCAACCAAGATTCCTAAATACATTTCATCAGTCGCGACAGATAAGCATTTAGAACGTGTTAGTTTTGGTGATCATGATGGTATCAGAATTAACTATACTGATTCTATGTCAGGGTGGTTGGGGGTTCGATTCCCTCTTACTAAAAAGTTTGTCAAACAAGGTGATAGCCTTGGGTATCGTATCGAGATTGAAGTAGAAAAAGTGCCTAAAAATGGCATGGTTTTAATTCAATTATTGGATAACACTCCAGAGCTGGGGATGTATTACGCCTCTCAAATTTTGCTTAATAAAACTGGCAATCAGGTATTTACAGGATATTTAGACATCCCTTCTACTGGTGAGTTAAACGAGTACAGTCTTAGATTTACTCTTACAAGTCCAGGAAATATCGTTATTCATAAGCCGATGGTTATTGACAAACGCATAATTCCTGACGAATTCGTAGATAGCACTGACTACAACAACGAGTATAATCGAGTGTCTATGTCATTGTTAAAAGATAGTTTTGCTATCCAAACCTTGACTAGTCCAGGAGCAGTAACATCTCAAATCAATTTAGCACCTAACGACGCTTTGATTGAAGCAAGTAAAATCCGACTAAAAGGTCGAACACTTGCTGATGAAATTACAGCGATAGACGGTTATTTTAAACGATTGTTTGTGGGTGATGCACGAATTGGAACGCTTAATTCAGATATCATCAGAGCCGATTCAATCACGGCTGATAAGCTAGTTATGGATTCTGCTATGGCTAGAAGATTCGTCGCTAGTGATTTATTCACGGATACGCTCGCTGCTAAAACAGCCTTCATCAACAAACTACGGTCAGTAGTAGTATCAGCAACCTTGCTTGAAGGTTATAAAGGAAAAATAGGTGGATTCCAAATCGGTACACATGATAAAGATCCAAGCGTTTCTTGGTTGACTGGTACCAATCAATTTGCAGTTGGTATGAGTAACGGTAGCTCAGCTTGGGGTCAAACCGCTCTTTGGGTAAACTGGGGAGATAACTGGGACAACCCAGGTAACTATGCTTGGTATGTAAGACGAACAGGAGAAATGTTCTGTTATAACAAAGCACAATTTTGGAATGTCCCTCGGATTCACGGAAATCTCGAAGTGACTGGCGACGTCTTCTATTACATTGACAGAGCGAGTAATAAAGTCGGTTATTGGGTCCACTCACCTTCATATAAACGTATCGAGGAAAGCAATGGTTATGCCTATCTATATCGCCAAACTGGCGGTTATTCGTGGGTTCCTTTAAACAAAGATATCTCAGACCGTCGATACAAGACTAATATCCAAGACAGTCAAGTATCAGGTTTGGATGTTATCGAGCAGTTGAAAACCTACTCTTATCGTAAGGAATACGATGACAAGATTGAAGATATCTCATGCGGTATCATGGCTCAAGATGTCCAGCGAGTTGCACCAGAAGCGTTTTTTGAAAATCCGGACGGTGCTTACTCATATAACACGTTCGCACTTGTGCCTTACTTAATCAAGGCTATTCAAGAACTCAAGCAGAAAGTAGAAAGGTTGGAAAAAACATGAACGGACAAGACAAGCAGATTAGTAGTCTCACGATTAAATCATTGAGTGAGAGAATTAGCAATGAAGCTACTCAATCAGCTACACTAGAAGCTCTATACACAGTTACAGCTATGGAATTGGAGCAGATGAAACGAATCATCGAATCAGATGAAGAACTAAAAGCAAAATTTGAAAAAGTAAGAAAAGAAAAGGAAGAATAATATATGACATTTAAAGTTATCAACAAATACTTACAAGAAAACAACCGTACATTCGTTGCGGTTCGTCAAGAAGCACCATATACGGCATTTGACCGTGTGTTGATCGGTAATCACATGAATGAGTCAGATGAAGACTTGATTAAAGCGGTCATTGCTCAAGTGACTACTGAATTCAATCCAGCCGAGGGAGTGAAGAAACTTCAAGAAGACTTGCAAACGCAAGCTGAAAGTTACGAAGAAAAACTTGCTGAGAAAGATGCAAAAATTGCAGAGGTCAAAGCCGTTGCAGATTGGGCGGTGTTGGCTCGTGTAACAGACACGGACAATCCACTAGATCCAACTGTTTTCAAACGCGGTCTTGAATTGGTGGACCCTGCTAAAACTGGCAAAACTTACCAATCGCAAGAAATTTTCACACTTGAAGATGTGAATCACGTTGAGAAATTCCAAGAAGGCAAACGCGTTATGATTCAAGTAAACGAGCCATTCACTTATCAAGGCGAAACTCTTGAGCAACTCGCATCATTAGAGCAAAACGGAAAGCTTGGCATTTGGAAATGGACTGAGCCTAAACAATCAAGCGACTTGAATACTCAGCCAGTACAATAGTCAATTATTTAAGAAAGGGAGGTGGGTTAATTGGATTTTCTAACATTAATCGATAAACTCACGCCCGTTTTAATCGTTATAATACCAAGTTACTTTTCATTTAAAAGTACGAAGAACACAAAAGAAACTGAGAAACAAATCAACGCCCTTTCAGACAAAATCGAGGGGCTTGAAAAATCAGTTGGTGAAATCAACGAAATCGGGCGAGAGAATCGTGATAATCTTTCTTTAATCGGAAAAGGTTTGCAACGATTACAGCGTTTTCGATTGCAAGAAAACTTAAAAAAAGCAATTAGGCGTGGGTGGACCAATCAACATGAAATCGAGGAATTGACTCGACTATATGAAAGTTATGTTGAATTGGGTGGAAATGGCGCCATAAAAATATTGTTTGAGAAGTTTCTCAAACTGGAAATATCGGAGGAAAGATAATGGACAAAATTAATTGGAAAGTACGACTTAAAAATAAAAACTTTTGGCTTGCATTAGTGCCAGCTTTAGCATTGCTTGCACAAGCCTTTGCGAATATCTTCAATTTTAAATTGGAGTTTGGCGAAACAGTAGATAAAATTCTAGTATTTATCAATGTTTTATTTGCATTTCTTGTTTTAATTGGAGTTGTCAACGACCCTACAACGGCTGGTCTATCTGATAGCTCGAGAGCACTTGAATATCACGTACCAAACGAAGATTAAAACTAAAAAAGAGGAGGCCTTTAAGGTTTCCTCTTTATTTTTGCGAAAGGGGGATAATCTTTGAAAAAAGTTATTAAACGACAAGCAGGCGTTTGTGTCGATGTCCGAGATAAAGTTTACAATGTTAAGGAAGAATTTTACTCGCATGACAAAAACAACGCATTTATCGAAGTGAAATTGAATGGAGTCGATACTGAAAAAATCATAGTTTTATTCCATTTCAAAACGACAAATCGTTTCTTGGAAGTTGTCGGAACGGTTGAGAATAATACCGCATCAATTCCATTCGATACTAGCTTAATTACAACCGATGAAATCGTGTATGGATATGTTTACGCTGAAAAGCTTGTACAATCGGCAGACATTTTGAAATTCTCTTTTGGCGTTCGATTATCAGAAATTGATAAGCACAGCGAATTACCAATCATTGAGAAAGACACAAAACGCATCATAGCAATAACGGATATTGTTACAAAGGCTGAATTAGAAGAGGCAATAAAGAATATCCATGTCGAAGGTGCAACCTTTGACGACTCGGAAATCTTGAGACGATTACAAGCGCTTGAAACAAAACCAGAAATTGATACAAGCTCATTCGCTACTAAGCAAGAATTATCAAATAAGGTAGAACGTGCTGAAATTGAGCAAATTTCAAGTGAAATTGAGACTTTAAAGGCAAAGTCAGATAAAGACACCGTCTATGACGATAGCGCCCTTAGAGAGCGTGTAACAGCGTTAGAAAACAAGACAGATAATGATACTGTATATAACGATACAGTATTAAAAATGCGAGTTCAAAATTTGGAAACTCAAGCGGAAACACTCGCGACTAAAGACGAGCTAAAAGCCGTTCAATTAAAATCAGGCGAGCGTGGCGAACGAGGAGAACCTGGACCTCGTGGAGAACGTGGGGAACAAGGTCCTACTGGCCCTCAAGGTTTGCAAGGCGAACGAGGACAAGACGGACAAAGAGGGGAACGTGGGGAACAAGGACCAATCGGACTGACTGGACCTGCTGGACCTCAAGGATCTATTGGTTTGACTGGGCCAAAAGGTGCTGATGGCGTTGGTATTCCGCAAAAATTGACTTTATCAGGAAATACACTCATCTTATCTGATGGTGGCGGAAGTGTTAATCTACCAACTTCTAGTCAAAATGCTTCAACTTCGTCTAGTGAACTTACTGGTACTGGCATGCCGAATGGTAAAGTCGAAGGCACACTAGGTCAAACTTATGTTGACACAGCTAAAACAAATGGCGCCTTGAAATGGATTAAACGAACTCCTTCAGGGAATCAAGGCTGGGCGGTATTAGATGGCGATACAGGTTGGAAAACCCTAAATTCAGCTTCAAAACTCGGTAATTCATTCGTAAAAGCACGAAGAATTAATGATATTGTGCAGTTACAATTTGGTGGTTTACAATGGGGCTGGTTTGGTATTGTTCGGCGTGGTGGGCTTGGATTCGTGGCGCATCCGGGAAACCGTGAGAAGAAAGTTTTCATCTTAACAAATGGTCAAATGCCTTATGGTTACCGAACAGCCACTTCGTTAATCGGACCGATATACAACGACGATGGAGTACCTTACGGTACATGGTATCTTGGGGGTTACGGAGACGCAAACCACTTACGTTTTCAATTCTTAGACCCTATACCAGCAGACAAAGACATCGGAGATATCAGGGTATCTAACATAAGTTATTTTACAGACGACCCTTGGCCTAATGCCTAACAGACTACCGTAACAGAAACTAAAAGATGAAAAAGAAAAGAGGAAATAATATGGTAAACAAAATCAATGAAAATTTAATGGATGCAGGACGTTTAACAAGTATCGACTTTGTGGTAATCCACAATGACGCAGGAAGTATGACGCCTGAACAATATGTAAATTGGTTAGCAAATCGTGATAAATCACTTGGGATTGCACATTATTATTGTAATCGCAACACTATCGCACGAGTGATTGATACATTCAACATCGGTTACCACACGGGAGATTGGTGGAGTAATTGCCGTTCGGTTGGTTACGAAGTTTGTGAGAGCATGAAAGTAAGCGACGAGGAATTTTTAAGAAACGAAGACGTTACCCTTATGCAAGCAACAGAAGATTTAATCTATTACGGCTTACCAATCAATACTAATACTGTTCGATTACATCATGAGTTCGTACCAACAACGTGCCCACACCGCAGCATGGAATTACATGGCAATTCTACTGAAAGCGTGAAAGAATACTTCGTTAATCGTATGAGATACTTTGCAACGCTCGGAAATACAGTAGATGAAATGTTAGGGCAGGTATCAGAAAGTCCTACTATTCAAGAAACGGCTTCGCCAGCAAAAACTAGCGTAACCACTAGCGACCAAGGTAAATCAAACGAAACAGTTGCCCAAGAAGTTATCCAAGGTTTGTGGGGAAACGGTCAAGAACGCTATGACAGTTTGACTAATGCTGGATACGATGCGGACTATATTCAAGATTTAGTGAATCGTATGCTAAGCGGTGATGATTCAGATACAAGCGACTACGATATTGACGAAATTGCAAACGAGGTTATCCAAGGTTTGTGGGGCAATGGTCAAGAACGTTTCGAAAATTTAACAAACGCTGGTTACGACGCACAAGCAGTACAAAACCGAGTTAACGAGTTGTTATCTTAATACTTTAAACCTACCTTTCGGGGTAGGTTTATTTTTTTGCATTTTTTCAAATTATTTTTAAGAAAAGTGTTGACTGTATAGTACTAAAGTGCTATAATATAATCGTAAGGGAGATACCCTTAACAATAAAGAAAGGAGAAAAATATGAGAAGATTGGCAAGAAAAAGGCCACTCGAAACGAAGACAAAACAAAGTTTCAAAATCAGACTCAACTTGTTTATATTCTTCTTCGAGTGGACGATTGAGTGGGGCGGATAGCCCCTCTCGATTGCCTATATCTTATCATAAAAATATCGATTATGAAAGTAACTTTTAAAAAAGGGTGGCAACCTTTCGATTGGAAAGCGTTTATTGCTTGGATTATCTTTATAAGTTTAATAGTATGGTTTATATTTAAGTAGGTGTTTAAATGAAAGTAGATACGGATAAAATTGAATGGCTCCTTAGTAATGTCACTCAATATCGAATTAATAAAGATACAGGAGTGAATTTATCTATTTTAGGAAGATTAGTCAGAGGTGAGCGTAAAATCGAAAATCTGACTATAAAAACAGGATGCTTGTTAACCGAGTATGCTGATCAGCTTCAAAAGCAGGACAATTGAAGACTAAAAAAAGCGGGCTAGTGATAGCTCGCTTTGTTTGTTCCGTATTTGTTCCGCGAATTCCGAAAACGTAAGATTTAACAAGAAACGAAAACGTTGATATGATAGTAAAAATCAATGTTATGAAACGCTATGAAACGTTAATTGTAGTCTGTAGGGGGCATTTAAAATAAAAGAAAATGTAAGCGGAACCAAAAATAAAAGGAGTGGAAATTATGAAAAAAAAAGTACTGAAAGCCTTAAGCAAAGCGTTTAAAATTAGAAAACCTGTTCAATATGCCGAACAGGTTGTGCAGAATCAAATAGAAGTTGAGTTTGACCGTGGAGTAGCTTACGAATTTTACAGCTTAAATGGCAATTCTCGTGAAGGTACTAATAATATTGTTAGTTATGGAATAGCTGAAACGATATTATACTTTAAGAACGACTCTGACATAGATAAAAAAATGGAAAATTCTGATTTAAATATCTCTATTCAAAATTATAAGGAAATAGAATTTGATAAAATTATATTAGATTGCTATTACGATAATGATTCGCAAGTTTTTACAATTTTTGCAGTAAATAATGGAAATGATCAAAAAGAGGAAAAAGTTTATAGAATTGAATATATTATAGAAGATGATACAAACCAAATTAGTATAAATCAAAAAGACTTTAGTTTTAAATTAGAGAGAGGGCTAATTGAACAAGTTTATGATGATGATTTATCTAAAGATGTTACAAATTTTATGATTAATAATAGTTATAATAATTTATCGATTAATATATATGACTCATCAAATCGTCTTTTAGAATCTTATCCTTTAATGTTAGATGGCGATAAGTTACTA